TCGAGAACAAAGACCAGGCGGCTACCTGAAGTGACTGTCTCGTTGAATGACGCCAGCAGCGCTACCGCAGCGTCAGGGCGTCCCCGTGATGGGCAGAGGACGGTCAGTCCCACTCTACGTTTCGTCGTAGGAGAAGGAGATGGTTTCCTGGGTCCAGTTCCCTGGGCCAGCCGTTGCGCCCACCGCCAGCTGATAGACGGCATGCTTCGTGGTCGCGTTGGTGGCCGTATAGCTCGCTGAGTCCCAGACGGCCTTGTTGCCAGAGGTGTAGGTGGTGAAGGCCACATTTGCGACCGTGCTCGTGGCAGTGGTCGGCGTCACCCCTGTGACATAGGCCCCAGTGAAGTAGAGCGTTGTGCTCGTCATCACTGCGCCGTCGCCCCAGATCTGAAAGTTGGTCACCGCATTAGCGGGCGCTGCGTCCACCTTCAGCTTGAGCCACTTCTCATAGCTGTTAGTGCCAACTGTGATTGGGTTGGCCTGACGGTTGCCCAATGAGTTGGTCGCGTTATCGGCACTGATGAAGTCGATGCCAGTCACAGAGCCCGACTCAGTTCCTGCGGCGCTGCCTGTATATACGCGCAGGGTCAATGTTGCTGCCACCTATGAACCTCCTATTTCTCTGGGTTGGAGGAGCCACCGCCACGGCCAGCGGCCTGGAATGCGAGTAGCTCCTTCATCGTTGGAATGTCCCTCACCCTCACTGCGCCCTGCGGCGTCTGCATGATCAAGTCGTCGTACTCCTCACCCTTGAGCGGCTCCCGGCCATCCTCAATGCGGGCCTCATTAGCCGTCTTCCACGGCGTGCCCGCCAAGGCGAGTTTATTGATCTCAGCCTTTGCTGTCGTCTCCTTCAGGTTGAGGGCAACGAAGCGGAAAGCCAGGTTGTTGTTCTGCCCGCCATACGCCTCATCCCAAACGATCTCTTCCGTGAGGTAGTCCTGAATCAAGGCCATAAGGGTGCGCAGGCCCCGGTCCTCAGACAGCTGCAGCTGGACCTCAGCCGTAGAACGGTTGATGTCGAAGGTAACGCCCAGGTCTTGTGGAGAGAGGCCAAAGACGACACAGATCTTGCGCACGAGGTAGATCTGCCATTCAAGGAACTGCATGTCACGGTTGCTGCCCCGGAACGGAATCCACTTGGCGCCCTTGCTGCCACCGACGAATCCGATGGCACCCTTGCCTGAGACCTCATGCTCAAAGAAGGAGCGGAACTCAAGGACCTGGTCCTTGGTAACGCCCTCGCCCAGGTCCATCACGCCATCTGGCGCCGCCCCAGCTACCTGACGACGGTTGTATTCGTGGCCATAGAGCTCCGCCTCGATTGTCAGACGTAGCGTTTCGATATTGGACAGGCCAACCACGGAGTAGGTCCGTGGGTTGCTGATCATGTAGATGAAGTCCCGGTTCAACCACGCTGCCCGCTCACGGTAGTCGGGGTACCAGAAGTACCGGCTCTCCTTGGGGTCGCCATCCCAGTAGGCGTTGACCTTGACGGTGGCTCCGTCCACTGGCCACAGCTCGACCAGATCGCCAGAAATAGTTCGCACCTTCTCAATTGCGCCAGCGTCGAGCACGAGCAAGTCCTCAATGACTGGCTCGATGAAGGCACGAAAGCTGTCATTGCGCGGATTGGGTGTACGCAAGAAGTCGTTGAGCTCTTTCTGCAGCCGCTTGCTGTACGGCTTGGTTGAATCGAAGGGGACGACCCTCCACTCCGCCGAGCTGATCTGTGACCGACGAATGTTGATGGCGCCCCTGATCCACTCGTTGTGCTCGGCCCAGTGGCGGAAAAGTCCGACATTACTCTTGCCGACACGGCCCCTGTCGTTGTAAGTTGCCCCAGCAAAGGCTTGAGCGGTGGCGACGGGCAGATTTTTTGGTGAGGCTCGCCCGGACAACGTAACCGGTACCAGGGCGCGCATCGCGTTGGCAATAGCGCCCATCAGGACACCGAACGAAAGTGTTCTGAGACGGCCGAGCGCTGCGCCAGGTTCAACTGATTACGCAGCAATTGCTGATTGGCCGCCTCGATCGCCTGGTCGTACGTCAGCCGATGTGTATCAATCCCCGACATCATGGCAGCGACGTGGTCAGGGACCAATCGCTCCCCATCACGGAACTCAACGTTTGTCATGCGTCACCTCTGAAGAGAACCATAGTAGAAGCCCGTAGAGCCCGTTTCCATGGCTAGCCCCAGGGCATCGATCATGTCGTCGTGCCCCTTGGGGAATTGGAGAAGTTCGATCTCGAAGTCAGATCCTTCAAGGGAGTGGTGATGATGGACCTTGCCGCTTTCATAGCGGGCGGCCACCGCACGGGCGCGAGTCACCTTATCGACATCGGCTCGCTTGCCAACTACTGGCAATCGTGTCGTATTCAGCAATTCCTGCACCAGGGCTGACTGGAATTGGTTGTTCTCTACCAGGATGCGTTCAATGGCTGGGTAGACATTCGCGCCATCAACCACGAACTGACGATGCCCAGTGGCCCTCTTTTCTCTCACCACTGAAAGAACGTACACATTGAGCTCTTCATCCTCGGCGATGGTAACGCGGGCCGTGTAATCCGCCTCCTGCCGTTCGCTGGTGGCAAGGTCTACGCCCATCTTGAGACGGTAGCGCTTGTTCTTGGGCAACTCGCGGAAGTAGTTGCCCTTGTACCACTCGCGCTGAAAGATGTTGCCTGTCATCAGGCCGCTGATGTCATTGAGGTACGAGCAGGAGAACATGGCCGTTCCCATGTCACGGCGCTCTTGTTCGAGCTTATTGATCGGCCAGAGAGCGGGCCACAGCGCTATTGGGCGCTCACGGCCCTTATCGTCGTCATCGTAAAAGATGGCGCTCCTCACCAACGAGGGCCACTTCTTGTCTTCGATCAGCTGCTGATACAGGTCGCCCTCGGCCCAACGGGTGCCAATCACGATGAGCGAGCCGCCAGGGGCCAAGCAGGGCTTGAGCGTCTTCCAGAACCATGTGTCCATCTTCTGAGCCTGTTCTGGGTTGGCGTAGTTCTCTTCATCGATGATGTCATCACACAAGATCAGATCGAAGCGCTTGCTGATGATGGCGCCCCCGGCTCCGGCCGAGTACATCGTTACATCCTTGCTGCCATGAAGGGCGCTACCGCGCTGGACCCACTCCACGTCAGTCCACTTGTGGTCGCCCATCAGGTTGCCGAAGGTGTTCTTGAAATACTCGTTGGCTTCGAGCGTCCAGCGAATAGCGCGGCTGAAGGCGTTGCTCTGCTTGGCCGTGTTGCTGATCAGGCCAATCCGCAGATTGGGGTGCTGTGCGATGAGGTAGGAGAGCAGAATGGTGTTAGCCCAGGTCGTCTTGGCGTGGCCACGAGGCTCTAGGACTACACCGTGCTCGCCATTCGCTATTCGATCAAGAATCCAGGCCACCAGCTCACGATGGTGCGGGGCGGCCTCATAACCGAAGACGTACTCGCCATAGGCGAAAACGTCAGTTGGGGCGAGTTCCCGTAGGCTTCGGCTTAGTAGCTCCTGCCAGAACTCCTTCGGGAGCGAGTTGTCCGCGAGCAGCGTCTGCAACTCTTCTGAGGAAGTCGGCATTGACGGCGCGGGCGCTTCCTTCAATGATGACGCGCTCATTCGTGCCTCCTTCCTTTGGATCACGCAGTAGTTCAGCCAGGGTGCGGATCATTTCGACCGCGTCCTTTGGCGTAACAGCCACCTTGCGGGAAGCAAGGGACTCGGCGTAAACAGACAGCGTGGCCCGCGCAACCTTGACCGACTCGCTCAGCACGACCGCCTTGTAGTCGCCCTGCTCCATGGCCATTGCGTCATAAGTCCTGCGCGCCAGAGAGCTCTGGTAAGCGACCTTGCGCCCAGCCCAGTCCTCGCGCCGCGCATATGCGGCCAGAGAGGAGAAGGACACCCCATGACGCGCCGCCAAGGAGCGCAGCGAGTCATTGCCTGTGACGTACTCATGCTCGACTGCTTTGGCATCGTACTTACGGGGGCCACGTGTCATCAATTACCTCCGAGATAATCAGCAGCCACACGCTCTAGCGCCTGCCAGTCCTCGATCTCGTCGCCCTCACGGGCCTTATCGAGCGCCGAGGTCAGGACCTCGTTCACCTCATGCGGCAAACGGAACGTCCGTTCTACCCAACTCGATCCCTTCCTCGATGAAATAAGGGGAGTTCCCTCTTCGGTCTTGGGCTGCTCGAAAGTAGACCAGTCGAAGTTGCCGATCAACCCTTCGAGGGCTTCAGTGGTAAAAGGCATCCCCACCAGCATCTCTTCGGGGCTCGACCGCTCCAGGAGGTCCTTGAGCAGATCCCCCAGGACGCGGGGGTCATGACGCCCCTTGAGCTCATTGAGCACAATGCCGAGCGCTTTGGCCTCATCGTCGCTGATTTCACCCACATCGAAGTAGGGGACGCTGGATAGACCGAGATCACGCGCCGCACGCAGGCGGTGCTCGCCATCAATCAGCTGAAGCTTGCCGCTACGGGAGCGCACAGTGAGCGGATCGGTGAACCCGAAGCGCTGCATCGACTCCAGCAGCTTGGCGTACTCAAACCCGCCCATCTGGTTCGGGTTCCAGTTGTTCTCGATGAAGTGACTCGGAGGGGCGCTACCCGCTGTTATGAGCGTCTTATCGACGCTGCCAGATCGTCTTGCCACACCGTGACCTCATACATCCGAAAGTGAAGCGCTAATCGCTCCCAGAGCCAGTGGGCGACTCCAGCCACGCTAGGAATCACGCCTGGGAGCATATCGTTTAGATGGCGCCCATTGAGCTCAAAGAGAGAGGCGCCAATGAGCCTCGCCACCTCAGCCTCACTGGCGACCATGTTGTGGACCTCGGGCTGTGGATCGCCAAGAACAGTGACCTCAACGCGATAGCTGTGCCCATGCACGCGCCCACACGTCGGATGACCCTCCAACATATGACCAGCCGAGAACCTGGACGACAAGGTCATCGTGTAGATCACTCCTCACCCGCCAATCGGGTAAACGCACGCCTGTGCGCATTGCCAGCGTACCACGAAGAATCTGTCATCTGTCACCGTTTATTCGTGTTTCAGTCGGGATCGAGGCCTTTCGGCGCATGGTCCGAGCAGGCAGTGAAACAGCACTGGCGGGAATCCAGGTGCCAATCGGACGCCCATGCCGAGTGACCACCGTCAGCTCTGTCAAAGAGCGATATTCACCGCGCAGGAATTCGCGGGCGCCCAGCACACGAGTCATGCCTTTTGTTCGCCGAGCATCTTATTTCTTTCCCTTCGGTTGTCTGGCACTAAGTGTTAGCGCACGTTGTCTCGGAGCGGGGATTGGCACCGGTGCGCCGTCAATAGCGGCCAGCACAACCGCTGCATCGGTCAGGCAGCGATAAGTAACCCCAGGCTCATGCTGGCCCATGCTGCAATAGCCGATACCAAGGACAAAATGAAGCGCATTGGCTACGCGCACAGTCGGTGTCATCGCAGACTCCGTGAGGCCAGGTCGAGCAGCGCCTCATACAGTCGATCGTCCATCCAATCTGTAGCCCTCCCAGGGGCGGGATGGCTCCAGTTCGCCAAGCCGGGTAGAACTGTTGTATCGCCGACACGAAGGGTGTAGTCAAACTCAGTGCCTTTCACGTCAAACTCAGTGCCTTTCACCGATGTGGTGGCGGAGGATGTGGAGGTCCACACCTTGAAGTCGAAATCGCCAGCGCCGCTACTCATGCTCGTACCACTGGCTCGTTGTATATGAACAGATGCACCTGATCACCCTCCACTGTGATACCTAATTGGCCTGCATCGCCGAAGAATGCACGGAACGAGGCTAGTTCAGTCTGGGAATAGGAGAAGTGCCCGCCCGAAAGAGTGAGCATCATGGCCAAAGCGACCATGAACACCTCATCGGGCTTTACGCCACCCATCTGGGCGGTGAATTCCGCCCCTGTGAGTAATACCGTCTTTTTCCCGTATTCCAAGCCATTATCTGACATTTATCCGCCATTTACCTGCCATATACGAGAAAAGCTGACGTCCCGGTCAAGTCAATTGTGCAGGTGCCCCTGGCCGATAGCCGGATCTCCACCTGATCACTTTCAAACCACAGGCCATCAAGTCTCACCGGGTGCGCCACGATCAGATCGAGTATGAGGTCGTAAACCTCCTGCACGTTATTCCAAACCCCGATCTTGCACCTGAGAATCAGCGAGTCCCCGGCGGTCATCTGGCATGCATGCATGGTTCGTGTTTACCTCGGCTGTAAGACGAACCACAGGGCCCAAGCGGTAATAGAGAGCCCAACGGCCCACATCAACCACAGGCCCATTCGACCGACCCCCCTTGCTCTCTCATGTCTCCTCCACCGGTACACGCCGGGGCTGTCTTGCGCAACGTGTCGGAGTCGAGCTTCAAATGAGTTATGTTGCGATGCCCACCATCCTCCTGACAAGTTGACATGTCGAGGGTGGTGGGTTTCGCAACCAAGTTGGCGAAGGCTTTTGGTTGGTCGCCATGGTGGTTCGTGTTTCTCCCACTCGCCTCTGTCTGAGCAGTATACGCCAATGGGGTGGTTGTCAGATAGATGTCGGACATATGTGAGCTGAGCGGGATGGATTGTTTAGTGATGCCTGGCTACGAACGCTCTTGGCGGGGTATTC